AATTCCCGCATTCCGGTAACTGTCGCCTGGATAACCTGAGAATCGAGATTGTTTTTCTAATGGTAAAGATCCCCGACGAACCACACCTCATCCACCTTCTCTTCTAACCCACTTAAAGTAATATTCGCCAATGCAAAAACTCCTTCTAACAAACGAGTATTCATTCCATTCTTATCGAGTTTAGAAAATTCCCGATAATTATGATCATGCAGATCGCCGAAAATTAGACTTCTCATTCTTCCTCCATAGGATTTCAAATGGACTAAAAAACCATTCAAATTTTTTTAAAAACCTATCAAAACCATACTTTTTTAATACCCAAAGTATCCGCTCTTGATAACCTGCCAGCATATGTGTCCTAGTTCCAAACTTTCCGGCCTCTATTTCCTTATTATCAATAGACATAAATTGAATTAAGTTACGCATTAAATGAAATGTTTCTATATTATCATAAAGTAAATCTACTTTCCGCCTATCAGATCTCTCAATATTCTGATGCCTAATCTCTCGTGAAATAATATTATTAACTAACCATTTCGCCGCAACTGATCCAAGCCTCTTAATCCCCGGCAAGTTATCTGATGGGTCGCCAACCATTGCTTTATATTCAGTATAGTAATCAATCGGTATTCCAAATTCTTTTTCAACATCTTTAGTGCTTATCTCTTTCTTCTTACCCGGAGAATATATTATGACATTTTTACGATAACAAGGATGAAACAACTGGTAAAAATCCTTATCTGTTGAAACAAGAATAAATTCTACCGAATCTGATTTTTCACTAACAATAATATTATGAATTACGTCATCAGCTTCCCGACCCTTACATCTTATCTGTGGTATTTCGAAACTATTCAATACTTTCTGAAACTCCTTTAACTGCCAAAAGAAAGCATCTCTTTCACGTTTTTCCACCTCTGTAAGTTCTCTTTTCTTCTTCTTTTTATACTGAGGAAACAAAGTCTTTCGGCGTGAATCATGTCCTCCATCCCAGACTATGCAACAATCGTCGGGCTCAAAATCAGCAATGTATTTTCGTAACATGTTTAAACCGATGAAAATCATCTCAACTCGCTTACCATCATATGTTAATGGTGCTTGACCATAAGATCTCCAGCCGAGATTATTGCCGTCAATCAGGAGTACTTTCACTTTCCTAGAATCTCCTCAACGAGTGAGCGGATGAAGTTTTTGTAATTCCAAATAGCATTACTTCTATTACCAAGTAACCACGCTTCTTTCGCCTTTTCCTCATACCACTCCTCGGTGACTTCTGGCTTCTGTATCATCTCTTTTATTTGCTCCAAGCCTTTCCAATCATCATCATCAAAATCTTTGTCATCACATATAAATGTTTTAATCTTCCCTATTAAATCCAGTAGCTTTTCTTCTTTAGTAAATCCACTCATTCACTCCTCCACAACTTCCCCGCCCAATTCCTTTACTATCTCATGAACCAATCCACGAATGTCACCCGAAGCAACCTGCAGAAACTCCGCCCAATATCTCGTTCTTGCAACCGTCATTTTGTTTTTCTCAATGCGCTTCTCCCTGTCCTTTAATTTTTCAATAATATCATCAATCATAGTATCCGGTAATGGAAATTCACCTTCTCCGTATTCAATAGCCACTAATTCTTTGATCAATTCTTTAGTAGTCATCTCTTTCCTCCACGCCTTCCTTTATTTTTTGGAATTATAACATGATACTGCCTACGTATCATTTTAAGAGATTTATTCGCAAGCCTTTTAGCCTGCCTACTTGGAGCATCCTTACTTGTTGTTGCCATTATCTTAACCACCTACACTGCCTTAAATAACTAATTCCTTCTACTAATTTCTCAAAGTAAACAACATTCGGCCAATATTTCAACTGCGTAAAATACTTATGATCAACCTCATTAACTAGAATCACAAGCTTGTTCTGTCCTACAGCATAACCAAATTCGCTGATTGCTCCGGCCCCACATTTTTCTTTACACCATTTCTCAAAATAAACAAACACGATATCTGAATTCCTTATTGCCTGTAAATCCCATGGCCAGTATTCTTCAGGACGAACCATTTCTTTATTTTTAGGATTATAAAATCGAAAACGTGCATATACAGAAGAAACCCCATTTTCAACTTGCTCGTGCCAATTAGAATGAAACCCACCACACAAATAAACCCTAACTACCTGAGCATTTTCATCCATTTTTCTTCTCCCAATCCCCTATCATTAATGGCTCATCCTTAAGAAGCTTAACCATCGAATTTCTCTGCCTTACCTAATAATTTTGTTCTTAAACTTTTAACCTCGCAATCCATCTTCTTATCGACCAAAGTCCGCACTATGTATGCCGTAATTTTTTCTACGTCCTTAATTGAAGTGCTATCCAACACTCCCACATTCAAATCCATGGTTACCAGTACCGCATATTTAGCCATTATTCTTTTTTCTTTTCTAACAGCGGATAATATGAATTTGGCCAATCGACTGAAGGCTCGAGCACTTCAAAATTAAGTTCTATAGGACCAACAAAATAATCCTCAGTCTTACATGCCGCCACTGCCTTTGCCTGCATATCAAATACCCCGCAAAATTCCCATATATCACAACCCATATGATGATCTGTATTCAATACTTTTCCAACTACCCAAAGTTTCATTATTCTTTCTCCTTCTTGCTAAATTTCTTTTCATAGCGTTCTGGAAAAGTAGCACCACTCCATTCTTCTTCTTCTTCAAGAAAACGATAAATACCCTTACCTGTTTGTAAAACCTCGCCATGCCTAACCATATAATCTAACAAACCAGCATATTCATTAATAGGTTCACTAACTAACATTTCAAATTTTATCATACCAAATGGTGTTCCAATCCTAGATTTTTCAATAACTAATTTAACATTATTTCCAATCTGTTCTTCTGTCTTTTTATCCCTCATTTTTTTAATTAACGTAAGTTTCATTCGTAATGAAGCATGAAATTTTACAGCTCTTCCACCTGGCGTAGTTGTCTTGTCTCCAAACATCACATCGAACCTATCGATTAGCTGATTCACAATTACTAAACATGAATGAGTTTTAAATAGTTTTGATGACACTTTTCTAAGTCCTCGCCCAACTAGTTTCGCTCGACGGGCGCCAGCAATATTAACTTTCTCCCCAATATCCTCGTTTTCTTTTAAATCATCTTTCGCAGGGGTTGATGCTAATGAATCCCAACCGATAAGAAGAAAACCATCAGGATCTTCTGTCCGAATTATATCAATTGTTTGCCCAATAAATGTAAAAACCTCCTCGACTGTCTCAATATCATCTGGATCAACACATATAAACTTCGGATGGTTAACATCTAACCCCACAAGGTCACATAATCCCGCTTCTAACGCCCTCTCTTCATCAATAAGAACCGCCCAACCCCCTAACCTTAAGGTCTGGGCAATAATGTGCAAGAGGAGTCTAGTTTTGCCTGCAGACCAGCCGCCATAAAGTTCTGTTATTTTTCCTGAAGGTACTCCGCCATGGATTATCCTATCCACGGCAATAATTCCAGTCGGTATACGGTACTTAACAAGCTTTGCAAACTGCTCAGTTAGATTAATTGCATGAAGTCTTTTCCTAATCTCTTTTTCTTTCATCATTATCCTTTAAATACGGGTTACCAAACAACCTGCTAAAACCGGACAGCCTGTTTGACAACCTATTACTCGTTCGATCTTACCTTGCTCGTTTTTAATAACGCCCCTATATTTAGCCAAGCAACCTTTACATCGTGCGTAGTCCACAGTCTTGCCTGATGATAACCTTCTTCGTTGTTTTTTCGCCATAAACTATTTCTTCTTTTTTTCCTTAATCTGCCTTCGAATTTCAGCAATCTTATCCTCTAACTCGGCTTCGCTTTTAGTATCTTTTTCTTTTTCTGCCGGTTTGGGTTTCGGTTCTTCTTTTGTCTTCTCGGATTTCTTTTTAGTAGCTTTTGTTGCTTTTTTCCCTGCGGCTTCTTTAGCTTTTTCCGCTTTAGCGTTGGCTAATTCTTTTTCTAATTGAGCGACTTTATCGGTTTCAGGTTCTTCGGTATCTTCGGTATCTTCAGGCTCTTCAACATCTTCAGACTCTTCTTCTTCGGGTTCTTCATCCGGCTTTTTTGCCGCCTTAGCCTCGGCCTCAGCGAGAGCCTTTTTAGCCTTTGCTACCTCATCTAACACCTCTTCGTCCTTTCCTTCCTCGACCAATTCTTTCGCCGCCTCTACCGCCTCTCCTTTTGATTTTTCAGATTCTTCTTGTCTTGCTTGTGATTCTTCATACTTTTTCTTTAATTCTGCCCGCATTTCATCGCGCTCATCCTCCGTACCGAGAGTTTTAATTTTAGCAACTTCATATTTAATAGGACCATATAAAGCAATCTGTTCGGGAACTAAATCAACGATATCTTTATGCCAATTTTCAATCTCTTCAGCAGTTCCTAATGGACTCTGATCACCCGGATAAACAACATACTTATTATGAACTTCAGCTTTTGGATAAAAAAGAATAATGAGATCTCTTCCTTCTCGAACACACTCACCTTTCTCATCAAATTCATCAATAATCTTAATGCTTCCTTTGTTGATAAAAATAACTTTTTTCCACACTAACGTGCGCGGAGCCTCATACAATTTAACTTTTGGATTCTCTTCAATACGATCAATAATGTTAAAAACACCATAAAGTTTTGGCCAGTAAGGATACGCCTTTTCTTTACCTAAGCTTTCTCGAATCTTATAGTATGTCTCGCACGCCGGGCAATCCTTACCATACGTCTCTCGCATACAAATAAACGATTCTGTTCGGTCTTTGTGCTCTATAAAATGCTTTCCAATTTTCATATGATAACTTGCATTGGAATCGCCTCTAGCTGGAAGAATACGAATGTGATTCTCAACATCTTTTATCGGTTTCCACATTTTTTCACTGAGTTTAAACCGCTGCTTAGTTTCTTTTGCAAGCTCTTCTTCATCCTTACCATAGTTTGGTTTTGAAAATAAATTACTTGTCATTTTTTACTCCTTTACTTTATTATTGCAAGAGCATGACACAAGTTCATGCTCAAGTTTGACTGTCCCGGATATCACCGTCTTTATTATACAAAATTTTCATTATTTAGTCCATAAAATCATCACATCACATCACAAAACATTACTGCACGTCACCGGACAAAACTCTACCATACTAAACAAAACTTCACGTGACTTCACAACACAGTATATCATTTTTATAATTTTTTAACCTCAAACTTGCCCCAACCACCTCTTCGCCAACCCATAAGATATCCATCTTCACCAGTCTTTACTAGAGCGTTGATAACATCTTTTTCATCTAATTCTAAATCATTATATTCAATTTCAATTCTGACTTTCCACTCAGGAAAAATAACGTTTGTCTTTAATCTGCCTTCACATAATCTTGTATATGCAAATTTAGATTTTTTCTCCCATAATTCTTTAGGATTTTTTGGACCTGCATAGATTAAAGGAAAAAAAGTCTTTTTCATTGGGCATCGAATATTCAAACGATATTTTGTATTAAGCTTACCTTTTTCATAGCCGCAACCATTCGCTATTGTTCCGATTAAAATTTCTTCGGGAACACCGGGCTCGTTGTTTTGTAAGTAAAAACTTCCCATAAACAATAATTTTTGCATCTCTTCAACATCGGCTTCGGTTCTATTTTTTCCTCTTTTAGATTGTAGTTTAGCATAGGCCGCACCTAATGAATCGAATGGACTTGCCATTCTTATATTAGCCATCATTAGCCCTTTACCTACACCAGCTAATTCATACTTTAATTTCTTATACATTACCTTCTCCTAATTGAATTTGCGCAAATCCGAACTTATTATTTAGATTTACGTCTTTCATGCCCGCTTCATATCTAATATGTCGAATAATGTTTGTTGCAATATCCATATGACACCGCTTACAAACTGTAATTCCATCCTTTAAAAATTGCCTACCTTTTCGATAAACTTTATGATGAATCTCTAAATTCATAGAACAAGGTACGCCTGTCAACCCAACAATTCCAAATAATTTATCAAACTGACATTGATAATTATCCCGTTTCAATATTTTTTCTCTTTGTTCTTTAGTAAAATTACTCATTATAGTTCTCTAAAGAAAAACATTACCGCACAATACTTTACATAACTCCACAACACTTTACATAACATAACAACGCATCACTTCACGCCACTTCACCGCACACCACATCACATTATTTAATATAATATTTATTAATTTTTTTAATGTAATAAATAAAATCATTACCTTACTTCACAGCACAAGACCTCACAGCACCATACAACAGAGCACATAACAAAACCGCACATTAATATTTTTCCTTTTTTAATTCTTTCTTTTTTATGTAAACATCCACATCCATTTGTTGTCTCATATTACTTGCCAACGCAATTATAGCTTCTTTTCGATGTTCAAATGATCTAACAATACCCTTTAAGATACCGGTATTTTTCTTGGCTGTTAATAATCGTTCAATAGTTTTGACCCGTTCTTTATTTGATACAATTAATGCGCTAATTTTTTTATCAGTAATTTTTTCCCCGCTTGCAAGCAGTTTTATTCGATAAAATTCATCGAGACTCGCTTCAATTAGTTCAAGTTCCAACTTTGTTCTATCAACTTCTGAAGATGCTAATTCTGATAATACAACATAAAAAGCATAAAGACTAGCTTGATCTTTCAAATGTTCATTAACTAATTCTTCGGATAATCTTAACTCCTTTTCATACTTCTCCCTTAAATTTATTGGCTTACCATCAAAAGTTAATTCTATATCAAAATCTATTTTCATTTTACTCCCCTATTATACAATATTTTTATTCCTTTGTCCACTATGTAACACATAAAAAAACGTAGCAGTTTTCTGAAAAACATACAGTTTCCTATGATGCATAAATACGTATGGTAGTTTTTTAATAATCATAGCAGTTTTCTGAAAAACATACAGTTTCCTATGATGCATAAATACGTATGGTAGTTTTTTAATAATCATAGCAGTTTTCTGAAAAATGTACCGTTCCTTAATTCACAGTTTAATTTCATCTAGTTCACCCCAATTATAACCTAACTTTAAATCGACTACTAACGGCACATTCAACCAATCAAACTTAATATCCTCCATTGTTGGTTTAATTATTTTTAGAAATGGTTCTAACTCTTTATCATATATATCGAATAAAATACTATCATGCACATGGGCAACTATCCTACTTCGCATATTCATATCTCTCATTCTACGCCAAATCCTACCAGTTGCCACTAAAACCAAATCACTCGCCGTTGATTGAACTGGAAAATTTACCGCCTCTCTATAAACTCTTTCTAACATATTCGGATGCATGCCTGGGTATATATCGAAGTACCTCCGACGCCCAAAAAATGTAGATAGATATTCATCTCTAAGAACCACCTTTTTAACGTTCTTAATATAATCTTTAACACCTGGATAGGTATTAAAAAACGTATTAATATAACCAGCAGATTCTCTTTGATCAACTTCTCTTCCCAATTCTTTACTTAAATTTATCGAAACACCAACAGAAGTGATGAGATACGCTATACCAAAATTCAACGTTTTCCCAACGACCCTCTGATCGTGAGCTTCTTTATCTCCCTTCGGTTTGTCTCCAAACAACGCCTGACGAGTCTGTTCATGAATATCCTCACCCGCAAGAAAAGCAGCAACCATAGTTTTATCAAGCGAATAGGCTGCTAAGATCTTTAATTCTAATTGAGAATAATCCGCTTCAAGAAGATAGCCATATTTTGAACAAAAAACTGGTCGAACTCCGTATGGAATGTTTTGAAGATTTGGTTTTTCACAAGCCAGTCTTCCTGTCGCCGTTGTTATAAATGAATAATTTCCGTGGATCACGCCCATTTTATTCCTCTATTTGCATTTCCTTGTATGGTTTTAGATACGTGTCAAAAATTTTTGAGTCTGTTCGGTATTCCATTAGATCGTCTATAAACTGGTGCTGCCCCATTAGTTCTCGTAAGGCATCTACGTCCGTTGAAACTTCCTGTGTTTTCTTTGTTCGCTTTGTAGGATTAAGTTTCATCGCCGTAAAAACTTCCCTTAATTGAGTAGGTGATTTAAAATTAACTAAACTTTCCATCTTCTCTTCCATCTCGACAATCTCAGGGTAGCTATGCATTCTCTTTTCTAACCTCTGTAAATTTTTTGCATACTTATTATAAGATTTATCCAACTTTTTGTCGTCCAATTTCAACCCGCCGACTTC